CAACGTTTTTAAGTTCATCATCAGTTATGTAAGAATAAGCACGATTAGCCAAGCCATCTTTTAAAGTAAGAGGCGTAATTAAACTAGTTTCACCATAGTGATTTGTTAGTTCATCCCAAATTTCGTTTCTGTTATTGATATTATTAACTCTTTTATCTCGGTTAGTAATAAAAGCAGCAGGGTTATAAACAAACATACCTGCTTCTTTTGAACCAAAATAAACTTTATCTAAATATTCTGCAAAGAAAAAGGTTTCTTCAACAGCAATTTTAACTTGTTGATAGTTAATTAGTGGTGGTCTAGCTTCTAAATATGCTTTGTAAAAGTTTACATCAAGGTTTTCTTTATTTTGTTCTGACGTATGGTCGTAAAGAACTTCTTGCCAAAAGTTATCTGTGGTTACATCATAAATATTTACACAGTAATAATCGACATAATCTGTTTTTAAAGCAGGTGTATAACCTGCCCAACCTCTCGCTAAAAATACAGAAACAATTTGTTCGTGTCCAAAAGAAGTTGTAAAACTAAAAGAACCAAGATGTTTTTGTAAACCAAATTCGTTATTGTTTACACTTCCTTCAACTGCTCTTGCAGAAAGCGGAGCGCTAAACTCTTGTAAAGTTCCAAATCCTTCACGGGTTTCGTAAAGACCACGACTTTTATAAAGGTTCTGAATAAATACTTGGTTGTTATAAGGGTCAGAAAGAGACATACCCTCTTTGATAATATCTATTTCTGGTTTAGGTGCTGCCATATTTTAGTATCCTAAATAAGTTAGTTCGTCAGTTCCGACAACGTTATTTGTTGCGTTCCAGTTTTTACCTGTCATCAAGTAAGATTCTAGTTCTCTTTGTCTTGTTTGTAATTGAGTCATCAAAACAGGATTTGCTGCAAAATCCTTGATTTGGTAGTGTTTTGCTGCTAGTAAAGCTAGTAAATCACCAAAATAAGCTGCAATTTCGTCAATAAACACGCCTGCACCAGAAACAATATTTACTGTGTTAAAAGGTTCTGTTGAAAAACCTACATACTCAATTAAAATATTTTCTTGTTGCTCACTAAAAAGTAGCGTATCTCCACGAAGCATATAACGATTTACATCGTTTCTCATCTCTACTAGTGAGTTAGATGATTGTAAATAATAACGAACATCGCCGTTTGTTTCACTACGAGAAACACGCATCAACCTGTAAAGGCGAGTAGTATCAGGTGCAGCACCCATAATTTTATTGCCTACTGGAATAGGAGTTGCTGATAAAGAAAGCGTATCAGAGTTTATATTTATGTAGTTTTCTGATTTAACGTAAATATTAGAATCTGCCTCACAAATTTTGTATGCCATCTCTCTATAAGCAATATTTAAAAAGTTTGCTCTTGTAGCGTCACTCATAAAAGTTTGGTCGGCATCATCAACATACTGATTAAACAATTCTGCAATTTCTGCTGTATTCATATTTTACTCCGTTGCCCTTCTATTTATTACCGCTAGGTCGTTGCCTTGTGGTTGTTGTCTTACTTGACCACGCTGTGTAAGCATAGCGTTTGTAAGCATAGCATCTTCAGCAGCGCCTTCAAGCTGTTGCTCTGCTGCTTGCGGTGATTGAGTAACCAACTGTTGTAATAGTTCATCCTCTGCGCTTGGTTTAACGTGTTCTGGGAAAACTCTGTATTTAACTCTGTTTTCTTCTGGTGATTTAGGATCTGGTGGTGTGTAAGTAGCCAAAGCAACTAAAATATCACGCATATAATCCTGTGTTTGTTGTGGCAACTCATAATAGTTTGGTGTCTTCATGTAGTCACCAAAGATTTGTTTAAACTTATCAATATCATCAGTAGCAAAGATTTCAATCTGCGCACCCAAAATAACAGCATCAAGCATATCTTGGACGTGGTTGCGTGATTGAATTTCTTCAAGAACCATAGCGTTGCCTGTTTTAAAGGACAATTCACGCATCGCAGTAGGTTTATCGATAAGACCAAGTTCAAGCAAGTTAAGAACTTTGGCGTCTCTGTCTTGCGATTCATCACGGAATAGTGAACCTGCCTCGATAAATACTTCTGGTTTATCAACAATATTAGTTTGTGAAAGAGTTCGCCATACTAACTTACCTGTTGCATCCATCATATTAATAAAACGTTCTTCTGTATAATATACCTTCATCATCTGTAAAACAATTTCAGACATATGTTTTACAGCAGATTCGATGTTTTCCTGCGTCATAACTAACTGACTAACATCTTGATTTGCTAGTGCTTCAATTGCTTTACCTGATGTAACACCAACAGCACGCTTACCAAGTGTAGTTGAGTGGACACCAGCAACATCCAGCATCTCGCTCTGTAGCTTCGCTATGTGGTCTAAAACATAACTAGGCATACCTTTCATCTCTAACTGCTGTGGAACGCCTCCTGCGGGATTGTAGTAGATTTTTTCACCGGGAGTTCCACGAATAGATGAGCCGTTTACACCAGATGTTTTTGGAATTAACCACTTTGGGTTAGACATAAGTTCTACGTTCTGAACAATTTGGTTTCTAACTTTATTGTAAAGGTTCTGTAAGTCAAGGATGTTTGCAATCATACCTGTTCCCCAAAGTTTGTCGGGTAGGTTTGTATAGCGAATAAACTGAACTGGAATTCCTTTAATTGGACTTTTACCTTTAAACAAATATTTATTACCTAAAACAACACCGTAGTGACCGTCTCTAAAATAAACATCAAAGATTTCTACACGAGGGTAGTAGTATGACTCACCATCATAAGATTGCGTATGAGGAAAGGTGTTGTCTTCTGATTGGTCAGAGGAAAGCGATTCTGCGTTTTTAATATCTTCTGCGTGTTGTGGGTATGCTTTTTCTAAATCTGTTTTACGAACAATTTTACGACAAGCAATAAAAGCTGATTCTTCAGGATTAGAACATCCTGCTTCAAAGAAAAGGTCGTAAGGTGAAATAACTGAAAGTTTAATACAATCATCATCAGCATCATAGTATTCTTTTAAACCTACGTTGCCACAGGAAACTAACCACTCAATTGCTTTGGTTAATTCTCTTTTTACACTTTGACTATGGTAAAAATATTTAAGTGCTTCTTCTGATGACTTTGCTTTTATAATATCTTCGTTAGAAGGCGAAGCAGGCATCACAGAAATACCGGGATAGTTTGTTGCTAATCGTGATACAATAGCACGATACATATTTAAAATTAAATTAACAATAAGTTGGTTGCGTCCGGGTTGAAAACGGAGAGTAACGTATTGTTGTAGTGATTTATCATAACGCACGTTTTGCTGTCCGTTAAGATACATAAGAGATAAATCCCACGCTCTTGTTTGTGATAACTTGGCGTTTTTTGCGCCTTCAAGCATCGACTTAATTGCTGTTGGAAATCCATCTTTCTCAACGCCGTTAGTATAATTCATCCTACTTTCTTCTCCTTATCTTTTTTAGAAATCTGTTGGTAAAGAGATAAGGCAGCGGCAAAAGGATCTTCTTCTTCTTGAGCAACTGGTTGCTGTCCCATAAGTCGTTGGTAGTTTGCCTCTCTTTCTTCTTGCTGACCACCTGCTAAATCGCCAACAACTTTACCAATTTTAGCACCTGTTTTTGCACCTTCGGGGCTTCCTTTTGTTGCAACAGCGCCAATAATAGCGCCTGCTGGTTCTGCAATATCACCAATAAAATCGCCTATACCATACTGCATCGCTAATCTAGCTGCGCCTGCTTGGCGTGCTGACAACTCTCTTTCTTTTGCTGCTTTGTCTTCTCCAAAAGTTTTACCTGATGGCAAACCTCCTGAACCTTTTATTTGTTTTGCTGGCATCTTAAATATCCTGTAATACAGAACTATTAGCTAGTTCTTCCTGATTATCCCAGAATTTTCTCTGGTCTGTTTCATATTTAATTTTACTATTAATAGTTCTAAATAAAATACTCACATCAAATCCTATTTTGAGAATTGCTGTTGTAGCAACAAGATAGAATATGATTTGAGTAGAAGTAAAAATAGTATCGATCATAAATAGAATCTCCTGTAAGGTGGGGGGAGGGACCGAAGTCCCTCCCCCCAATCAACAGTTGCTTATAGAGCAACGCCGACCAAAGCACCGTTAGCGTTTGGACGCTCACAGTATAGGTCGCAATACATGCGGTAGTAACCTTCGTAGGCATCGATACCGCCAGCGCCGACACCGGCACGGGCTAGGATGTTGCCATCAAGATCAGCAAAACCGGGTTTTTCCAACTCGGCTAACTTCCACACCTTGGTGTGCATGAAGTAAAGCATATTCTTACCAGCGTCTACGGAGACACGGATTGGAATATTGTTGAAGGAAAGACCTGTGAAACCAGCGTCACCGTTGGTTGCACGATCTGTGCTCTTGTAAAGGTTGCCACCAGCACCGGCAACAGTAACACCGACGAGCAAGCTTGTGTAGCTAGCACGCTGTGATGGGTTCATCATGATGATGTCTGGCTCTAAACCAGAATCGGTGAAGATGCTATCAGTTAGTGACTGCATACGAGCAAGGTCGAGTGGACGGAAAGCATCGTAGTTAGCGGCTACACCGCTGTCCTCTACTGAACGAACTGAATCGGACTGTAGTGCTTCCTGACCGGTAGCAGTTGTGCGGTCAACACCGAAGTGAGAACCAGAAGACACGTTGGTTGCCCAACCTGTGATTTCTAGGTTAGCGCTGGCTAGTGCAGCAGCATCACCTGTAATCTCAACGGCAAAGCAATCGTCGTTGCGAAGCTGTGCCAACTGAACGAAACCAGCGCCTGCTGTGTATCGCACGGTGTTGTTAGCTGTGTTAACAGAAACAACTGTTGCTGTTGGAGCACCACCACCGCCAATTGCGTAGTCACTCATGCGACGGAACTGAACCTGAAGAGTGCCACCAGCAGCAACGGCTGCGGCACGCTTGCGCTCTAGTTCTACGGCATCACCAGAGAAGGGGATGTCCTGACCACCAACGCTGTTGACCAAGTTACCAGCAGCAACTGCTAGGAGAGTGTGAATCCAACCAGCAGTAGTCTGACCAGAGAAGGTAGCGATGTTGGCTTTCTTACGAACGTCTTCTACGAGTTTGCGTAGTTCAAGATCGATGTAGTTACCGAAAGAGTATGCACCCTTTGCAGATGAGATGGCTGGACCACTCAACTGGAAGCGACCGTAAAGGAACTTGGCGTTGATGTTAAGTTCTTCGTAGGTCTGATTGCCTGCGGTTGGGAGAGCAGCGCCTTCTGCGGCGAAGCCGGTTCCCGAGTTACGGGCGACGTGGACAGGAACGATTACACGCTTACCTGACCAATCTAGTTTTGCCTTTTCAAAAAGTTCAAGCATGAGAACTTCTTGGTTTAGTTGCTCTGCGATAGCTTTGGCATAAAAGTTCTTAAGAACGCTATCGAGAGTTGTAATTGTAGCTGACATAATTAATACTCCTTATAGTTTGTAGGTCAGTTAGACCAGTTAGCTTTCAAATAATCAAATAGAGAGTTACGGGCTTCGTCTAGGTTTCTAGGGGATCTTTCCGTATTAGAACCGGGAACTTTACCCGCTTGTGAACTACCTGCAACACGGACAACAGGTGGAGCATCAGGTCTTACGACAGGTGGTGCTACAGCCTGTGGATTTGTTTGTAGGTATTCGGCAATTGCCTGCTCACGCAATCCGTTTACAAACGTGGAGTAGCGCTCGGCTACATCCATAACGTCTGAGTCTGGATC